GCGGCTATATCCCATTCTTCTGCTGTAACTTCTACAAATGGTGATTTTATCTGTGAAAATAGATATCTCTTGATGCATGGGCGCATTGCACTAGATATTCTACTGGTTTTATTTAATAAGTCATATGTGACACGGAGCTTGGTGGTGGCATTCATTTTATCATTATTACGGAACTTCATTAAATTGCCTAATAATGCGCTGCGCTCACCGAATGAGAGATAATGTAGATTAAGCCCTAGAAAGCCATCATTGTATTCTTCAATGGGAAATACCAAGGGGAATCGATCATACATTGGAAGAGTTTTTTTGTGCTTTGGATCATACCAGAAGAAATACATTTTGCCTATTACAGGCTCATATCTTGGTACATTACGCTCTTTATTGGACATGATTTTATTACGGTAGCCAGAAGCACTCTTAGCCTTGCCCGTCATCCATGCGCCGATTTCTTGATTTGTGTAATTCTTTGCCATAATTGTATTTATTTAATACCTAAATGGTCTTCGGTAATTAACTTGAATTGCCAGCCTCTATCTAAACAGTATTCTTCAGCAGCTTTCCATTTAGCTTGATTCTTGCCCCATGTAGTTACCTCAGTAATGTACTGTTTGGTTATTCTCTTTTTCTTGGCTGGTTCTTTGGTCTCTTTTTTAGGCTTTACCTCTAATAGCTGTTCTGTGATTTTGCCATCTTTATCTATGGCTTTTATATAAAAGTCAGGGAAATACCTGTGGTACCTATTATCTAGAGGTGATATATATGGTATGGCTATCTCCTCAGACGACCACTGAATAACTGATTTATTCTCATCTAGATATACCATGAGCCTGCGTTCCCAACCAGAGCGGTAAATGATCTGCGTTGGGTCACCTTTATATTTTTCAGGGTGCTTTGGGCTATATCGGCCCTTATAAGTTTTCATATAAATATATAGAAAACAATTCCACAAGGAAAAAAAATGACCACATGGCAAGATTTAATTGATGCAGGGCAGTATGTAGGTGGTGCTTTTCAAAACCTAGGATCCGTTGTTAACGAACTTGATATAAGGTCGCGCGATGCCTTAGATTACAATATTAGTGATAGTTCACTAGGGCAGTCGGAATATGATTTTAGGTACCGCGTATTTCCTGCTGATCTAGCCAATGATTATGTTGGCCATTACATGATAATTAATATCAATGTTCCTGTATTTGCGCGTGATGGTTCAGCCAGAACAGCATACGGCGGTGCTGCTTTTGGTCAGAATTTATTTCCTGGTGGTGCAAGGTCAGGTGAGTTTTCAAAGGTAGACACACTACGCTTTGGTAATGCAGAAAATGTAGGCGGTACTAGTCCAATTACAGGCGGTGATGCTTTGAAAGCAGAACCATTGGCTATTCCTCGATATACTCGCCGCATTAAAGAATCCATAGCAATGTTCATGCCTAATCCTGTGACATTTAATACTATTAATGAATTTCAAGAAATAAGCTTGACAGCCATGGCTGGTGGATTAGCTACAGGCGCTGCTGCTCTTGTTGCCGGCGCATTATTTGGTGAAACAGGAGCATCTTTGGCCAATGCGGTTGGTGATTCGGCAGGTAAAGTATCAAGACTGGCTGGTTATCCAATTAATCCGCGCGTTGAAGTAATGTTTGCAAAAACAAATCTCCGCCAGTTTGTATTTGAATTTTTAATGGCACCAAGAAACGAGCAAGAATCCGAGAATATGAAGGCTATTATTCGTACCCTTAGATTCCATTCAGCACCAGAACTAGATTCGAGTACAGCGGGCTTTACATGGATTCCGCCTGCTGAATTTGATTTTACCTTCTATAATAAAGGTGTAGAAAATACAAATATTCCAAGAGTAAATACCTGTGTTCTGGATCGTATCGAGGTAGACTATGCACCACAGGGAGTATATTCAACATTCTCTAATGGCCATCCAGTAGCAGCCAGACTAAGCTTAGGCATGAGAGAAGTTGAAGTTGTTCACAAGCGCCGCGTTCTCCAAGGATTCTAAGAATGAGCAGTTTTTTTGATAAATTCCCATTAATTCGCTATCAGATATCAGGTGTTAAATATTCAAGTTTCGAAACAATTCGGAACCTTTTATTCCGCACCGCTATTATTCGTGAAACTCTAAGCAATTCCTCATCATATATTCGCTACATTATTCGTGATGGCGATACACCAGAAATACTCGCTGCAAAGATATATGGCGATTCACAAGCGCATTGGATGATATTGTATGCCAATGATATGCTAGACGCTCAATATGACTGGCCGCTGACCACATCTGTATTTCAGAAATATATTGCAGATAAGTATCGTAGTCAGGCAGAAGATGATCGTGGCGAAACACTAGAAGATTATGAGGTGGTTGCATGGACACAGGATACCACCAATATACCATCATACCACCATTATGAGAAGGTGGTAAGACGAGAAAATCAAGCAGCTCAGGTAACCACAGAAAATAGATTTATAATCAATAAATCATTATTGACAGATGATCCATTGGATGTGCCGCATGATTATTATGATGATTTAGCGGATATCCAAGATGTAACACCAGTTAATCTAACAATAGACGGGCAGACAATAATTGAGACAGTATACCGCAATGCTGTTACCTACTATGACTATGAGGATGAATTAAACGAAGCCAAGCGTACCATCCGAGTAATAAAGAAAGAATATTATACACAAATGAATACAGAATTTAACATTCTTGCGAATAGAAATGCACCAGTATTTTTGAGACGAGTATCATAAAGCATGGTTGATGTTACATTACCTCCAATTGAAGAGTCGAAGGTTGATTTTACGGTAGCATTTAATGGTGTGGATGAGCAGAATACCAGAGAAATAGTTATTCGTGAGATTACCCTAGGAGAAAGTCTATTAACACCAGGTCTCCAAACATCTGTGCTGGTAAACAGCTTTCTTCATGCATCACCAGATGAAAATGGTAATGTTGGAAAACCTAAAAATTATGATGATTTCAAGAATAAAAAGATGGAAATTAAGCTTGAAAGAAAGCTTCTCGATTATTTTGGAATGGAAACCACTCTAGATGTATCTCAGAGAATATACCGGGTAGACCAGCGTAAGTTATTAAATAATAGTAACGAACAATTCCGTATCCATGCATGTGATGATAGCCTGTTAAATGACGCCAGATCGCTTGTCAGTAAACCCTGGAATTGCACCTCTCCATCTGCGATTGTTACAGAAGTATTAAGAGGATGCGCTGGTGTTAGAAATCTAGATGTAGAATCCAGCACACCAATTAGAGATTATATTGCCGAGAATATTCACCCATTCCAGGTGGTAGCACAACAGGCCAATGCTGCTCTAGCCAATGGTAATGACCCATCATTTGTTCATTATATGACATATAAAGACTTTGGCACACACCATTTTAGATCGATTTATTCACTGACCAAGGAAGCGCCACCAATTAATAAGCCATTTGTATTTGCTGAAACAGGTGCATCCTCAGGATATGGGCACCCTCTTAGTATAATGACATATAATTTCCCATGCGATTTTGATTTATTATCAGATATTCTAAATGGTATTGATGTGGATGGTAGCTTTATTAGCTCAGGTATTTTCGGCAATCTTCTTGGTGGCTTCTTTAGTTTAATGGGCAATCAAGCGGCTGAGTGTGGACTAGGCGGTGGTAATATGAATATTGCCAAGACTAATTATAATACAGAAAAAGCACAGGATCAGTGCCCATCAGAAATAGAGAAATATCTATTAAAAAGACAGGCCAGAATGTCGCTGCTAGAACAGGACAAAATAGCTCTATCTCTCACAGTACCATGGAATCCAATGCTCCATGCTGGTAAGATGATTGATGTTGAGCTACCCAGAAAAGGCGTCGAAGATTCCGCAGGGCGCGAAAATAAATTATTATATGGTTCAGGTAGATATTTAATTGTTAATTTAACTCACACAATTAAAAATGGTGGCTTCTCGACAACTACCATGGAATGTGTGGCGCAGACAGCAGGGCAGGGAATAGTATAATATGGTTAAACCAAGAGATCCAACAACAGAAAATAGCTTATTGTGTGGCATATGTGTTGGCGGGCATGATGCTGATCCGGATCCAAATCAAAACGGTTTAGTTCGTGTATATCTGCCACAGGTACATGGTAATAATGTAAAGAAAGAAAACCTAGGTTTTTCTACCGTAATTATGCCACCTAATCA